AGGTGCAGCTGGTACCTTAACTTTAGCTATCATTTCTGGTGTAACATCTTTTAATGCAGCATCAATCTTTGTAGCTAAGTCTGCAGTAATTTCATTTTCTTCTTTATTTGTACCAACTAGGATACCAATCGCGTTTGCTGTACCTGATCCGTATTTTCCAACGGCACCACCTTTTGCATTAATCGAATCGGCAGCCGGTCCGCCTTTTGCAATAATTTTCTTTTGTAAGTCTTGAATCTTTTGATCAAACGTAGAAGTTCTTTTAATGCCAGTAATTGCAGTAGAACCAGTAGTTGCGGTTTTATTAGTAGTTGGAGCAACCGTTGTAGTATCAGTAGTTGTTGCAGCTTGGGCAGCCGGCGCAGTAATTGTTCCAGCGTCTACCATAGTTGAAGGAGTTACGTCATCGAATAATTTGTAGCTGCCATTCTTGTTTAGTGCAATCTTTGGAGTTTCAATCTTAATCTTAGGAAGATCTTCCGAATTCCATACCATTAATTTGCCAGCGCCGTCAACTGTAGCAGTTGCTCTAGCTGGAGATTTAGAAAGATCATACATAACTTCAGCATACGTATCAGTAGGGCTGGTTTTCTTAGAATCAAGTCCGCTAGTTGCTTGTTTAGCGTATGGAATAAATGCAATTTCAGCTTTTGCAACTTCTTTGCCAACTAGATTAGTTTTATTAGATACACCGCTATAAACCACACCAAGTAGGTGAGTAGCAGGGATACCGTTTATTTTACTTGAATACCATGTCTTAAACTCGCCATTTAACACTAAGTAATTAAGTAGAGATTGAGTTGGATTTGCATTACTAATCGTTTGCTCGTCTCCGCTCTTTAGAACAATGCTCCATCTAGCAGTCTCACCTGATTGTGGATCGATTTTCTTAATGTTTGGAGTATCTCGAGCTTCCGTAACTTCTACGGTTTTAAATTCTTCAAATGTTTTAACAAATGTCATTATCTGTGTAATATTATTTTAATTTATTTAATGAATGAAAATGGTTTAATTGCAAATAAACTTTCATTAGTCGGAACATTAATTTTTGGCTCTTGGCCATTATCAATTAGTGCTCTAGCTTTTGCTTTTATTCCTTCGGCTTCTTCAGGTTTAATAATACCTTTCTTAACCATATCTTGTACATAATCATCCATTCTTGATTTATCTTCAGTATTTAAACTAACTGTACCGGTTTTTGAATCCCATGCATCTGAAAAATATGCTTGAGTAACTGGGTCAGCCTGGTCAAGAGCGTGTTGAACATCAATTGCCGTATCTCCTCCAACTATTTCTAGAGCGCCTTTGCTATAGTCAGTTGATTTATCTAAGAATTCTTTTGATTTATTTGGATCATTTCCCATTAGTGCAGTACCGCCTAAACTTCCAGTGCTAGAAACGTGGTTTCCTCCAAGTGCTTGAACTAGGGTTGCTTTTTGTTGACATGGATCAGCTTCTTCAGCTTTTCCATCTTTACTAGCGGTTGCTTGATAGTTTTTAGTTGCTGAATCAGCTTTAGCTAGCTCAGCTTGAACTTGATCATATAATTCTGGATTTATAGTTTTTAGAGAGTCTAAGTTAGCTTGAGTAGCTTCTTCAGCTATCATTGCTTCATTTGCTGGAGCTGGTGCTCCAGTAGATAGTAGGTTAGTTGCACTAACCACTGTTGATAAATTTGAAGCTTTTGCCATTCCGGCTTTAACTATACAGTCTAACGATCCTAATTTTTTCCAATACATTGCAGTTATAAATGCAATCATTCTTTTGAATACTGGAACACGTTTAGCAATAGTTGGTGCAGCTTTAGCTAATACCTTCTTAATGAAGACATCCGTTGCAGCCATAGTCTTAACGCCCTTTGTAAATAACTCAGGATTTGCTTTAAATACGTTAAGCGCTTTTACCTCATTTTTAGAAAGACTCTTTAGAGTAGTTGGATCACTTAATATTTCAGTGAATAGGGCTTTAACTGAGCTTACATCGCCGGCTTTTGCAAGTTTAACTAATTGATTGCTTGATCGGCCTGACGTTTTTAATAGGGCTTGAATTGCTTTATTCTTAGTAGCAGTTTCAATTGAACTTACTGCTAGCTTATTAACAATCGCAGCATTGGTTACTTTGTCTAAAACATCTTGTCCTAATTTACCGGTTCCTACCAAGTCAGCAATTTTTTTGTATACTTCGTCAGATTGAATTTCCTTTGTTAGATCCTTGATAACCTCATCAGCTCCTTGAAATTTATCGCCAATTTGTTTTTTAATAGTGTCTGATAGTTTGACATTAGCCAAACCTGGAGCAGTCGCTGCTAATTGTTTTTCTGCATTGGATATGGCGGCACTAGTTGCTGAATCAGCTGACTGTTTAAGAGCACCTTCTCCAGTTTTTGCAATTTCTTCTCCAATCTCTTTAAAATTCTTACCCCAACTTGCAACGGTTAGAGCCATTGCATCTGCCCATTTTATAAGTTTAGCGCCTGCTCCACCTAGGAAAGGTACATATTCAAGAATCTTACCAATTGCCTTAACCATTTTAGTAACAAGGTTAGGTATGAATCCAGCTAGGGCATCTCCTGCTTTAATGAAAAATTGTTCAACCATCGGCATTAAGCCCTTTTGGCCAGATTTAATAATACTAGACTTAGCAAGCATTGCAGCAGCAGCTCGTTCGGCTGGCAGTGAAGATGGTCTACATAAAATTTTAATTAATGGATTTAATATTTTGCCTAATGGACCAAGTAACTTCATTACTGCTCCACCTGGAAGCATTGCAAGTATTGATAGAACTGCAGATAGGTAATCAGGTTCCTTTTTCGCGAATAGTGATAGTAGGGCAGAAAGCAAGTTAGCTGCAATATCTGCTCCAGGTAAACCAATTGATGCCCATAGGACAGTCGGTAAAGCACCAGCTAGGTCAAGTAATAAACGAATAACATTAACTGCTGTATCCATTGGAGAATCTCCAACGACCATACTCTTAAGAAACTTGCCAACTGACGTTATAACACTACCGGTTGTACTAAGCACGCTCTCATCAAGAGCTGATAGTTTTTCAAAATAAGTTTTGGTTAAAGTTAGTTCAACTACATCATACCCGGCTCCTTCTAGGAATACCTGGTCTCTTTGTAATCTTGAAAGATCTTGGTAGTTTGAAAATAGATATTGACTAGATTCCTCTAGTTGATCCTCTGAATAGCTGCTAGCTTCTCTAACTGGATCACATGTTATTAAGTCTTCTGGATTAAAAGCGTCCAGGCTAGCCCAGAATGCTTCAGGTACCTGCTTAAAGTATTCTATTATTAAATTCTGAGAGCGTTCGCTTTCATTAAGTTGTCCAAAGTATTCTTCTGCAGAAATTACGTAACTCATTATATAAAAAATGGTAATTTCTTATTATTTATTCGAGAGCCTGAGGCTAAAGCGAATCAGCGCAGTTTCTTAAGATTTTTAAATAATCCTTTCTGGAGCACTCGGCTAAAAACTTACAGATTTCCCAGAAGTCTTCAACTGTTTCAAATGTCATTGCTTGATGTTGTCCCCATTTATAAGAAACTGGAATCACTCCAAATATGATAGATTCGTAGACTCTGGCTGGAATGAATTTTTCTCTAATGTATAGATCCTTACTTACATTTACTGATACCATAGACATTTGGAAATGCTCCCAAATAAGCTCGCGATCCTCTCTTGAAATTAGAGTAGCCAACTTCATGCTGCCTATCCAGTTCTCAAGAGTCAAATCCTTTTTTGCAGCAATCGACATTGTAAATGGTCGACCGTCAAACATTTGAGTAGAGTCAATTGACTGAATAATATCAGTTATGATTGGATTCTTGGAATGACCGTCTTTGTAATTATCAAATGCAAGGTTACCGTAATACATTAGATTAGTAGGCCGGCTGTCCTGATTTTTCTCATGAATTTCCAGACATGCCTCAATAAAACGTTTGCTCATGCCAGGTAATGTAATTGATGGAATCTCACGGCTTAATCCAAGCGCCGCGATTGTTTCCAAGAATGACTCACTTAGGGAAAGATCAGTATCAACTATCACAATATTTGCCGGATCATATCCAGCAGCCAATGCAATAGTTATAATGTTCTCAAACTTTAGAGAATCTTTTAATTTCTTTTGTAGAGTTGATAAATTTCTGAATCGAGCCTTTAGGAAAATTCTATCGTACTCTCGATTCTTAATTTTTTCGATTACTGTAGTATAACTAATTTGATAAGTATCAATCAGCGAATTTGAGTAAGTTGCCATAAGTACGCCAATCTCATCAGGATATGGAAATTTGGGCTCAATTAAATTAGCAGTTTCAGTATCACTGATGTAATTTAAAAAGTCAAACTTTTCAACTTTAAACTTTTCAGATAATGAATCAAGCAGTCCAATTTGATAGAATGTATGACCTGGGATATTTGTATCAAATATCCCTAATTCTCCGAAATATGCGTAAAGTGATTTGTTTTTTTCCATTGTTACTTGGTTGATTTAAAACCTGCGAAATGCGTGATAAAATGTTTACCAGTAGCAGTACGTGGATTAACGTATAGTTGATCAAAGTTTGCTCTGAAAATATCAAGCACTTCATTGAATTTTGCCGAGCGATTTTCAAGTAACCAACTGTAATGGAAATGGTATTCAACTATAAACAATCGGATTTGATCTAAACTTTCCTGGTTTAGAGCACGAATCATATCGTATTCAAGACCTTCAATATCCATCTTAATACAGGTGATTCCTTTTTCTTTGATAATTGTGTTAATATTCTCAGCAGGTACCCTAGTTACCTGGCGACCTCTAATTGGATGGACACTGTGTTTTCCTGAATCTTGAGATAGAAAGAATTCTACTTCAGTTAAATCGTCAGCAACGATTGCTTTTTCAATAATTTCACAACGATCCTGAACTCCATTCATTTGAATATTCTGCTCAGCAAATTCAACATTGTTGTGGAATGGCTCGTAAGAATAAACCTTTTTAATTTTTGGGAATTGAGTAAGTAGTCTAGTTGCGAAAATACCAATGTGGCCTCCTGCATCTAACCAAACGTCTTCGTGGTCTAGATCTTCTAATACCATCGGCGAGCCGTTTTGAGCATAGTGAGGAATGAATAGCGGTTTAAAATATTCACCGCCAGTAGGTTTAGTTGAGATGTTTTGAGATACGTTAAACTTAATCTCTTCTTCTGATCTTACCAGAAATTGATAATCGTGATATTTGGTCTTCTTTTCGAATACCTGAAGTGTGCCATTTTCTCTAGCCTCTTCAATTGAGCATAGTACGTCTGCCATTTATGTATAGTTCTTTAAGTAATTATACTATGAACTATACGTTTTGGTCTACTGTTACGTCTTTTGTTTTAATTGAAAGTTCTTCAGGATTCTCTGGATTTGGACCAGACTGCTGGTAATCAGCATATTTAGACGGAGCGGTCTTCTCAATCTCATCAGGTTTAATTGAGCTATACTTATTATCTGTACCCATAACTTTGTAAGTTTGACCGACTGGGTCTATTCCTACAATCGTAACGGTTTCACCAGATTTCAGTTTAACTGATTGACCTGTTAAATACTTAGCTGAAGTTGCGGACACTAAAGTAATGTCCTCTGACTCAGTTAGGCTTTTTTTTTGGATTGATCTACAACAATGTACTGATTCTTAAGAGCATTAACGTTCTTTTCGATTGACATCTTAAGTTCGTTTAATTTCTCTTGGTATTCAGCTGAAAGAGATTTATCTTTTAAAGCTTCTTCGATTTGAGAAATTGAAGTTTCTAATTTAGCAAGGTTTTGCTCAATAGTTACTTTCTCAGCATCTAGTGCTCTAAGATTAGTTTCTCTTTCCTCTAATTGGATAGAGTACATTTCGCTTACGTCATACTTGAAGTTTTCAAGAACGTAATTGTGGAAAGTTAGACCTTTCATTTTCTTAAGAAGTCTAGTTTCTCCAAGTTTTTCAAAAACATAAATGTTTTCTCCGAAATTAAATACAATAGAATCTTTTCCTAATCTTTCATTAACGATAGTTTTACCGAATTCAAGATTAACGATTAGGTCTAAGTTATCAAATACTTTAGATAAAGCATTACGAGTATTAAGAGATTCCATTAAGAAAACCTCTGATAATTTGATAGAGTTGATGTTCTCAATAACTGCACCATTAATCTTTAAATTTAAGGTACCGTTTTCATTGATTCCAAAAGAAACTTTTAGGTTTCTACCAGTTGAAATAAGTTCAGTACTGTGCTCTTTAAAGTTTAGTGCACTGAATGCTTCGCAAGTTTCAAAGAAATCTGGAAATTCAGCAACTTCTTCAGCAGTCATTTGAGAAGGGTCAGTATCTTCTGTAATTTTGATAAATTTATTATCAACAAATACGATTGCAGTGTTTTCTGTAACTTTGTAAAAAGGAGCAATAATTGGTTTAACGTTAGAGTCTCCGTTACCGATACCTAAATTAAAGGTTCCAGTAGTTTTAGATTCGTGCATGCTGATCTTATTGATTAGTTGATTAACTACCGGTAAGTTAGAATAAGAACGAAGCTTCATTCTTAAAGAATCTGAAGTTTGAACGTTTTCTAATAAGGCTTCTTCTAATAGAGCGCAAGCATCTTTGTAAAGAACTGCACCAGTTACTCTCATTTCGAAAATTGAGTTTAGGATTTCTAATTTTACAATATTTTCGTTTACATAAGTAGCTAATGATTCTAATACACTAGCAACAGTTTTGTCATACGAAAATTTACCAAGACCTTCAAAGAAAAGGTGGATTGCTCTGTGTTCTGGCATGCTACTAACAGCTTCAGCTAATCTAGCAATTGTGTGCTTAACTACTGGATCTGCGTAAATTTCGCCTTCTTTAATAGCCTGTAATTTCATAGAAAGACCAGCTTCCTTAGCCATGTCCTGAAGACGTTTAGTTGGCTTATCTGCCATCTTTCTGAATTTTGCAACTACTTCTTTGATATTCTCATTTACTAACTCAGTAGCAAATTGCTCTAGAGTAGTTAAAGAATTCTCAAATACTAGTTCAGGTGAAACACCCAACATTAGAGAATTATTGATTGATTCTAGTACAACCTTTGATGCAATGCTAGAATTTATGCTCAAATTATTTTTGAGCTCGTTAGTTAGTTCTTGTATGAGACCGTTCATTTAAACGTTTGTCTTTTTTATTATTTATCAGCTTTTGTTGCTAAGTTTATTTATCTGCTGCTAATTGTGTTATTTATTCATAACCAGTTCCTGCAAATTAATTATTGGCTAGCCCGTTAAAACTTGCTGCCGTATTTATGTTTTTAGTATTTTCGGAAGTTTGCGAAACACTTGTAAACTTTTGCGACTTAATCCTTTTCTTTAAACCTTCATTTTCTGCAGCCAAGGCATCATATTTAGACTTAAGATCGTTTAATTGGGCCTGTGGATCGTTGATCAGCGTAGTCTTAGCTGCTTCATTTGCTCTAAGAATTGTAGCATATTCGCTAGATGACATCCATTTGCCAGTGTACATTAGTGTCTCAATACCATCCTCAGCAATAACTGATATGTAGAATAGTGAATCTGCTGTGTCCAGTATCTTTTTAGCTTGGTCTTTAGGTATTCTAAATGCAATCTGTCCAACACTAGGGTTCTCCTTAGCCGGGTCATTAATTGACTCGTATGAATAGGTTGCATCCTTTCCAAAATTTAGGGCATACTTTGATCCAGCATTTAAGTTTGAGGTCTTTTGGTTAGACGGATTATTTAAGTCAGCTGAGTAGACTGTGAACTTAATGAAGTTATCAGTTGGGTCAATCGGCAGAGTTAATTCGCCTTGACCAAACACTAGATCAGTTGAACCGTCAGTTGTTGTCAATAGTGCATTCTTTTGGCTTAATCTGATATTTGCCTGTTTTTGATAAGCCAGTACCGCGTATCTTACAGGTCGGTCACGGTAGACAATTTTAGTTGATCTAGCCGTCTCGGTTTGAGTAGCCTGTTTTGCTCCAGTAAATAGATTAGTTATTTCAAGATTCTTTTGGACAATCTTATTATAAACCTTCATTGACTGGGGTTTATTTGCTAATTCTAATTTTGCAAGGTATCTGCCGTACTTATTAGGATTAAATAAGGTCATTGACCCAGTTCTGATTACTTGATCACCGGTTTTCTTATTTAGTAATCTGGCAGTATAGTCAATTGACATTGATACTGCAAAACCTGCATCATTTAATATTGGGCGGTACTTTAATGGTGCATCAAAATTATCTTCCTGATAAACTACAAAATTACCAGATGGAACTATTGAACTTCCAATCTGTTCGTAAACTTGAAGTTGGTGAATTATAATCCAGTCATTGTCTACTCCTTTTGCATTTAACATTGCAATAAGATCTTCTGGAAAAGCACTGTTCCATGTAGCAAAAAATTCTATATAGTCGCCGGCTGTTGATTCTTGAATGATTGCTCCTAAACTATCAAATTCATTGATTTGAGGAACTGAACCTTCGTAATAATTAACTACTCGGTATACTTCGTATTTTTGATTATTGTCAGCATACAAATCCTCATAGGTTGCTTCGCTTAATGATACGGTTATTGGTGCTCCTTTTATAAATCCAATATTGTCAGTAATTACTGATTCAAATGAAGACGTTCCAAATTGAGTAAAATCTTCGTCCATGTAAGCTGGAGCTGGGACTTTAATATCAATGTACTTATCGTAAATTGTATTAGCTAAGAATAGAGGTCTTGGATTAAAGGTTAAAAGATCTTGAGCCGTTGCAGCAGTCATCAAAATATTTACTAACTGAATTTGTTGCAAGTTATTAAGTTTCTGACGAGCTCCCAATACTATATTTTCAACTTCAGTAAAGTTAAAACCTGATGCAAAATGGAATCTCATAGTATCCATTACTAGAGCATTTGTATAACTATTACTTAGAGCAACCTCAGTAATTAATGGATCATAATCGGTGTAGATTGGAATATCGGTTAAATCAACTCTAACTAATTTAGAACCTCCAATGGGTACAACACTTAGACCTCTAGCGTTTTTAGTAACTGCGGTGTAGGCATCAGTGTTGTAGATCTGGAATAGGTCTACGTGCGCATTCGTAACCGAGTAATAATTGGTGTTTAGAATTTGCGGACTAGCATCACCAAGTGGAGTTAACATGTACTCCAATATGCAATAATCCGATAATGTTACAAACCTAGATGTCATGTGTAATTGTTATTTCTTTAATCTAATTTTCCAGTAGATTCCGCCTTGTATTGAAACTGTTTTTGTTGCTGAATATCCAACACCTAAACTGTAAATCTTATCAGATTTGGTTTTCAATAATAGTGAAGGTCCTACAAAATTAACTATGTTTACTTTGTCAAATCCACCAATCAAGCCAATGTAAACTTGGTTTTTTGGTAAATCCTTGACAATTAGTGTTTCCTTTATTTGTATTTTATTAACTTGAGCATTCCATAATCTTCCCAATAGCGAATTTTGAGAAACCGTATCGTTAACTACAATATAGCCTAATGAATCTGCTAATTTTAAAGTATCAATATAAACTCGCTTAGCGTAATAATCATTTAATATAGCCAAGGTATCAACCGACACAGGAACTGCCATGTAAATAGTAGTATCATGATAGATGTCTTTACCTTTTTTGTAAACAATTGTATTGTGAGGTACTATTAAGGTATCAATATCATGTTTTAGCACTTCGTACTTTTTACCATCAATATTAATAGTCTCTCCAGGTTTGTCTCCTCCACCTTGACATGCTCTAGTAAAGACAAGCACGCAAACTAGTCCAAGGATAATTAAAGATTTAAAATCAAGCAGTTTCATTCAATTGGGTCATAATTTTGTAGTAATCAGGAACCTGGCCAGTCTCCTGTACTATTTTATCTATTAGGATCTTCTCCCTCTCCTTATTTGAATCTAGTGCATGTTCAAGCTCGTTCTTTCTAAGCTCAAGGAGTTTAGTCATTTCTTCAAGTTCGTTTAGTCCAGCCGTGATCTTATCGTACTCTGACACAACTTGTCTAATTTCATTTATGTATTTCATATTATTGATGTTCTAGTTTTACCTTTACTTTGCCAGACATTAATGCTGAATAGATTGCTTGTAGGTAGAAATCATTATTTGCATGAGGCATTTCCATTTTATTAGCACCAGGAGTTTCAGTGCTAGGTACTTGTGATAATTGAGCAGGTTGATTAATTGTAGTGTTTGAGTTTTGGTAAATCTGATTACCTTCATTATTCACCGAACTAACTGATGAATTTTGTGGATTAATCGAGGTTACTGAAGTACTTAAGTTGTTTACTGCTTCCGGTAAGGTTTTAGTTAACTCAGTAACTGTATTTTGTAGAGTTTTGTCCGGCGCAAGAATCTGCTTTACTGAATTAGACTCAACCATTTTATTGCTCTTAACGGTTACGTTATTTGAAGTTGGCGCATCAGGTTTCGAGGTTGACTTTTTATCTTTTGAATCTAAGTTGAATCCAAGAGACTCAGTTTGACCAGTTGCTCCAGCAAAGTCTTTTGCAAAATCCATGATTTTGCTTAGTGGGCTCTTTACTGCAGTCGCGGCAGCATCGCCCTTATTTGCATCAGGTTTAGGTGTTTCAAGAGCTTTAGTTAATTCCTTATAGTCAATCTTAGTTACATTATTAGTTGAACTTGACTCCTTGATTGAATTAGCTGTGTTAGAAACTTTTTCTAAAACCGCGCTCTGATTCTTAACTATTTCAGAACTTTTACTAATTACCTTTGTTGTATTTTCTGAGTTTTCGGTTAATTGGTTAGAGACCTTTTCTAAAATTTTGGATTCCCCAGCCGTTGCATTAACATTTGAATTATCAACTGACTTAGCATTTGATACTTTACTTGAATTATCAGTAGAATTTGTATTTGATATATTATTAATGGTGGTGTTAGTAACATTTGTTACTGGACCGGTAACTGCAGGTTGAGAAGTTACTGCCGACTCTATAACTTTGCCGGTTGTTGCTTTCTCAGCTTCAGGCCCAGGCTGGTTTATTTGATTTGACTTTATCGATAGAGCTGAGCTCAATGACAATGGATTCTTTGCGGCTTCTGCTGCAATTACTGCAGCTCCACTTGGAATAACGGTCTTTGCAACAGGTTTTTCGATTGCTGCCTCAAGAACCGAGTTCATGTCAGGAACATTAAATTCATCGAATGGTAGTTGATCTGCTCTCAATTGTAGAAGTTCTTTTTGTTATTTATTAAAAAAGCTGCAGGCTTGATCATTTTAGCCGTTTAACCCAGGCTGAATTGCAAAGGTCTCCTGCAAGTTAGAGTCAGACTCGTCAATTAGGAACTTGACATAACTTAAATATTCATAAAGGGGTAATGAGTATAACTCATTGATCGATTGGTTCAGCTTCACTGCCAGTAGACGATTAGTCTCAAACAAGTTGATCAAGTCTACCTGAAATAAGGAAAAGATCTTTGATAGTGAAGCTGGCTCGCGAAAAAATGGTAGTTGTTAATTTAGCACCACATTTTGGACAGCCAGTTGAAACAACATTATCTCTAGCCTCTTGCATCTGTTCAACAAATTTAGTAAAGAAAGTGAACTTGTTTACGTGCCAGCCGTATGAGTTATTTGCTAGGGCTCCGTATTGCTCAGCATTGAATTTACTCCAGTCCTGAATTAAATAAGGCGCCATTTTAATAAAAGCTTTATCAGGTTGTTGACCTGAGTAACGCGATTCAGCAATTCTTTTTCTAAGTCTTTCAATTACTCCAATCGTAGGCATGTACAAGTAGAAAGTTTCGTTTAACTTTGACGAAACTACTTCAAAACATTTATATTGAGGAGAATACCACTGCATAAGCTCCTGTGGCATTTCAAATAGTTGAAGCATTGAGCTATTTACTTTAACGTCATCGTTAAATCGACCGTCTTCGCTGCAAGTACCAGTACACTCAAATTTAGTAAATAGTTCATTTTGGCCTTCTGGAAAAGTAATTTCGTGAATTAGAAAGACTATGTACAGTCTATCAATTTCAACAATATCTCTCCAACTTAACCAAGATTGACCGCCATTGACTTTAAACCTTACACATTTTTCAATAATAAAATTTAATTGATCGTCAATATCTAGCACATCGCCCTCATCAATTGTTGACCAGTGTCTTATCTCGGCAACGGTTGCTGCCCTAATTGTTAATTCTGAGCCGTCTGCATAAAACATTCCAGCCGATGGCAAATTTTCAAGTGGAATATTCTTCCAGTAATTGTCATTTGCACCAGCAACAGTTGATTGAAATTGGGTTGATATTGCTTGGCCTAGACTATTAATGGCAGGCTCTTCTCTTCTAGGTTCAATCGGGGTAGCCGGTTGATTTGAATTCTTTCCGTACTTTTCGTCTTCCTTTTCCAAGAATGACAGAATTTCCTCCTCCTGAACTGGAGGTTTATTGGACTCTTTTGGCATACACTCGTAGTTTTTTAAATTATATCACGAAATCTAGGAAGGTTTTCGCTAGATGTGATTTAGACTCAGTAAGTCTAGATAAAGTTTCAGGATAAACTTCAACAACCTCCATTGTTTTTGGATCTCTAATGAAGGCTCTAATGGTTTTTTGCTTCTGGTCTATTTTGAAGCTTTCAAATTTTCCGATAACTTGCTCAGGCTCGTGTTTCTTATTGGTAAAAGTAGAATTAACTTTAACTCCAGAAAGTCTTGAACCTTTACGGAATGCATTATTTAGTGCTTTAATATCTTGGTCAAAACCGTTAATGTCAACTATTTGGGGTCTAGATAAGTCAGAAAGAGGTAGTACGCTAATTGCGATACCTGGTGAAAACTGGCTTCTTGATACAATGAAATTAAAGTCGCCCTTTCCGTAAAAAGGTAGGCCTTTCATTGCCTGTTGTCTTTGCCCAAATGTTAAAACTGGAATCATTATCTGCTGAAAGTAGATGGAATTCCTAGTAATACTACAGTAACTTCCGATCCAACTGTTATTTTTGAAATTATCGAGTAAAAGGTTTCGCCTGCATTAATTCGGACAGTTACTCCATCTCCGGTGATTCCCTGAGCAGCAGTTTTTACAGTTACCGTAATTGCTGATCCACTCGGATTATGAATTCCAAAAAAGGTGTCAGTAAAATAACCAACGCCGGTGTCGTTTGCAGTAATGTCTCTAGCTCCTTGGTTAACAAAGACTGGTGTGTAATCAATTGAATTATTTGAGTCAGTGTGAGTTTTTAAAATCTTAGCAACAATAGTGTTCATTTTATTTTAGTATTTTTAGCAAGCGCAATCAATTGGATTGCTATTACTTTTTACGTAGATTACTAATCCTCTTAACTTAACACTAAATGTTAAGTTTGGATTGTATATCTCTATCTTATTTATCAGCTTGGTTGCGTTACGGGTCTCAGGATTACTGAAATGCGAGAATGGCTGAGAAATTGGAAAGGTTGAGACTGCACCAGCATAGTCAGTTAACAGTAAATCACATGACATTTGAGCCGGCGAAATATCTGCACCGTCCTTATCTATTTTAGGATACTCAATATAGAGTAATATTCCCCTAGCATAACTAGTATCATTAGGTAAAATATAATAACCTGGATCACTATTTGTATCTGTATCTTCAACGGTAAAGTATTCAGTACTTCCATCTATCGGATAATTAATCGGTTGGGAGGTTAGACTAACAAAGGTTGTTCCAACTGACGTTAAGTTATTATCAAATAGCGTTAAATTACTTTGTGAACATACTTCAAAATCAATTGATTGACTTCCGTCTACTGGATAGTAGATATTCTCAAATGAACAAAAACTGGTCTCTGATTTAGACTTGCTAAAGATCGTAAAACACTTGTCTACTAAGCGTAAAATCTTTTTAGTAGGATCGCTTGAACATAGTGCAGCAAAAGAGTTATTAAATCTCTTAGCTATTGGATCTTCTTGGAAATTAATATATGCCATTCATCGGTAACTATTTTTAGAGCTTGTCAGTAAATCTTACACCAAGACCAGAGGTACGACCTCTAGCTAAATCTTCGTCTAATCTTTTCATTTTAGCTTCTTTATTATCTACCTTAGCTTGAGTGGTAGTTTCCGTTGGTTCTTCTATAACGGGTTTAATAAGTTCAGATTCTTCAGAATGTTCATAAGCTCCATCCGGCCCAATTTGAAAGTCATCACTAACGTATGGTATTTTCTCTTCTTTAATCGGTGAAGGTTCAGTGAGTACTGGTTCAATTACGATGTTATTTACAGTATCATCTACAGTATCATTTACAGTGTCATTTACAGTGTCAGCTGCTGGTTTAATATAGTCAACTAGTGATTTAATGAAACCTAATGCAACAATTGGTAGGATTGCTCCACTGACAATAGAAAGAACTCTTTTTTGATATATTAGTTCTTCTTCAACTAGGCCGAATAATTCTACCCAACCGTTAAAATCTTTAAGATGAACGTATGTATAATACGTATTTCCCATTGCCTGCATCAAGGTCAATAGGATAAAAAGTCCCCAAACAATACCCTTATTCATTTTATCGAGAGTAATGATTGAAGCTAATGACGCTGCTGCTCCTACTTCAAATGCAATTGCTAAACTAATGGCCAACCACTCGGGATTAGACATGCTAAAAAAGTCAATTACGTGAATCGTCGAGATAATCGACACTAACAAGTATAGAGTTACAAACGTCCCAATTATAAAAAATTGAGTTGCTCTCTTAGTCATTGATTATTTACTTTTTTGAATTTTTAAGATTTCCTCATCGTATTGATTCATACGATCATCTGGTCGAACAGTTGTTCTAATTACTGCATTCCAGTCATAAAGAGTACGTTTAGAGGCTCTTAGTCCTTCCACTTCAATCATTTTCTTTAGATCAGAAGTGTACACTGAATCAATTCGCTGATTCATGACTTTTGCCTGTTTTTCAACTTTGCCAATTTTACTTGAGTTGTTGCACTGTTGAACAAAAATGATTAATAGTAAAGCTAATACAATTTTCTCAAAGTGTAGTTTAATGTAGTTCATAAGAAACTTATTCTTTTTTGGTTATTTATTTACTTGTTGGTCAATACTTTTATAACCCAGGCTTGCAGCAGGTCAAAATTCTGTATTATGTGGTGCAAGTATGATGCCCCATAGTACAAAATTGCTATCCAAACGCCAAGTCTAATTAAATCGGTTAATTCTGATATAATTCGATACTTAATTACGACTAAATACGCATAGTACTCATCGTTTTTTATTCGTTTAGTAGTAATCTCGACTATTTCAACCAAGTTATTGTCAGCAAATCGACCTTGTATTTTTGCAACAGAATCAAATACTCGACTCTTTTCAAGATCGGTTAGGTCACCGGTTGCTAATAGTGTTTCAGGTTCTAAGTTTATTACATAATAAATTCGGTTAAACCAGTCAGTTCTTGCCTTAAGTTGGCTAAGCAGACCTTGGTCTACCATTGTCTGTACTTTATTTTTATAGTACAGGTAATTTCGTACATCTTTAACTAGAGATGACACAGATTGATAGGCTTTGCCTGGATTTAAGTAAGATAGTAGTCCCATATTAGAAGTATTCTTTTAATCGATCAGCCATTTCTGGATTTTTGGATAAAACGGCTTCTCTTAACATTTTACGAGCCTTTCGTATTTTGGTTTTAACTGTGTTTAGATTCATCTCGTATTTCTCAGCAATTTCATTACCTCGCATTCGATTAATTTCCTTGTCAATTAGAATTGATTTTTCAATACATTCAGGTAAACCGGTGAGTTCAGCTTGTGTCAAATTATAGAGGTTATCAAAGTAAATCTCCTTTTCAAAATTATAAAGAGAATCATCTGGTATGTTTAATGGCTTTGATAGATTGTCTAAACTTGTTGCAAATTGTACCTTTAATTTATGCTGGTGTAATAATGACTCGTTCTTTGCAATCGTATAGATCCAAGTTGTGAATCGGTATCCGTCGCTATAGGACGCAATGCCTTTAAATATTTTAAATAAGGTATTGTGCAAAACCTCCTCAGTCTCATCGTGGTCATTAAAGAATTTCCAAATGAAATACTTTAATTTAGGATACATGATTGAGGCTAATCTATTTCGGTCTCGTTCGGTGTAGTTCCCAGTTTTAATGAGCTCGGCAAGGCTCTGCATTTCGTCATTTAATTGTTTATTAATTAGGTCGTAAGCGCTCATTTACTGGTTTTAATTGAAGTGTTTCGGGTTATTTGCTTTCCATTTCTCATATCTTTCGGTTATTTGAATTAGTATCTTGTTACGAACAATATCACTATCCTCAAACTTATGTATTCCCAAATTGTTAATGCCCTCAAGCAAAGAAATAAATTCTGGTAAAGCTACTTTACTCTTTGCAATATCGTATTGGCTTACGTCACCGCATATAAGTACTTTAGAGTCTTTACCCATTCTTGTAATGAACAGCATAAGTTGTTTAAAGTCAGCATTCTGAGCCTCATCTAGAATCATTAAGCAATTATCAAAGGTTGCGCCTCTCATATAAGCCAATGGTCTAAATTCAATAACTCCGGTAGATTCAAGCCAACCAACACAATTTGGATCATGTAATAATTTTACCAAATTTGAACGATAACTTTCCATAAATGGATCAATTTTATCCTTAATTTCACCAGGAAGAAACCCTAGCTTCTCTCCGGACTCTTGGATAGGTTTGGTTAGAATGATCTTTTTAATTTTACCGGCTAGGTATAATTGTAAAGCGGCTAAACCTGCAGTAAACGTTTTACTTGTACCAGCAGGGCCATAACAAAAGGTAATGTCATTTGTCATAATCTTTTGTAAGTACTCCTGCTGAGAAGGCTTTAGTGTAATTTGGCGTAAGTCCTTTTCAGATAGTTCAAGCTTCTGAGACTGGGTCTTTCTCTTAGTTAATCTTTCTGCCATTATTTAGTTTTGGATTTTTTATTTGAGGAAACTATCTTATCGAGTAGTTTTTGACACTTTGCACAAGACTCATAGTCCTCAAGTTGTTTGTAAAAGGTTAGGGCTTTAGTTAAACAGTCAGGCCAATCTCTACGTTCAGCAATGACGTCTACCTCATCGTCAACTATCATTAATTTTTTGATGTAAATCTGTGGGCGTTTTTCTTTGGTTGCCGCCTCAATGTGAGATACAATCTGGTCGAATATTTGTTTTTTATTATCTTCATAATCGAAGTCTAATAACTTGTCGTATCTCATTCTCTTTTTGAATTATTTCCATAGAAAGCAGACATTGCCTGCTTGTATTTGTCAACTGTACTATCATCAAACCTCTTTGTTGCTCCAGGTTTTTTAATTTCCGGAGTTGCATTTAATTCTCTAAGAATTCCGTGATCGTATGTTTGGGTATTTCCCAAATAGGCTTCACCTAAGTAAGTAGCGTATGCCTTTTCAAGGTAATCGCCAGGCAAGCGGTCAAGCTCCTCATTCACAAGTTCCCAGAAATTAGGGGATTCAAAGAATGCTGATGTTGATACGCATGTCATAGCCAAGTCGTCGTTTCCATTTTGACTTCTATATGTACCATTTGATGATTTACCGAATGCGCCAAGCTCATGAATTGTCTTGAACTCATTTGGCAAAATCTTATTAACTGCAGTTAAGTACTTAAATCGTTCGCAGTATTTAGTTTTATTAGTTTCAGTCATCTTTAGACCTGGTTTCCAAGTGGTAGACGAAATTGTGTGTTTAGAATGTATTAACTGACCAGGCCAAAATTCCTCGTTCTGCTCAAGCTTATCCATTACATAATCGCCTTTATGATCAAGCTCAATTAAGAGTCTAACCTTTTCATGATTGAATATATTATACGTTAAGTATTCAAGTACATTAGTAAATTCATTAATTTCTTTCTTATTAGATCGAAATGTTGCAATTTGCACAAGTCCAAAGAAATCGCCTTCGTTCTTGATAAAATCCTTGACTTGATCTAGCAACTTAAATGGCAAAGCCGTTAACTTAAAGATATTAATTACTGAATAGTCACGACCTACTCCAGAAGCAGTATCGACTGAGAATATGTATGTATTACCATCATTTCGAATATCATCTGGTGTAAACTTACTAAAGTTAGGGTGAACCGAGAAGCCATCTAATATGTCTAAATGATCTGGGGTTTGCGCCCATTCTGGGGTGACGTATGACGTTTGTAGCGTGAATATTTTCTTTAGATCTTTTGACGGAAGTAGTAACTTATCTGATGAGAAGAACTGTAGTCCATATTCCTGATTGAAATCTTCTTCAGATCCTAAGTTGGCAATTGTCATCTTCTTCCATTCATCGTCTCTGCCAGGTACCTGCCACCAGTCTACACGCAATGGCACGTATGCATTTTTGCCGTTCATTGCATCCATATAGATTTCATAGAAACGGTTCATTCCATTTGGAGTTGACGTTATTATAATCTTGGAATTGGTGGAAGCTGAAATGGTTGGATAAATCGCTCGATAGAAGAAGTCTAGGTAAGATGGGTTAATGTGAGCAAACTCATCAATGTACAATACGTGAATCGTAAAACCAATACCCGTATTTTTAGTGGTTGTACGACCAATTAGTCTACAACCATTATCAAATTTCATTGACATTACGTTGTTTGAAATACAGCCGGGTTTTAGGAAAAACGGTAGATTCTCAATTACTGACTTAATCTTGTCTAATACCTCTTTGGTGGTTGATGCAACGTTGGCTACAGCTAACACATTTTTATCAGTGTGAAATATTAGGTACCATGCAATGAATACGCCGGACATTACCGTTTTACCAATCTGACGTGATGCCATTAGGCAATTAAATCGATTGTCCTTAAATGATTTGATAATTTCTTCTTGGTAATCCCTAAGCGTAATTTGTTGGATACCGTCCTCAGTCATTACTTGTGCATAGGTAGAAGCAAAGTATACTGGATCGGCTT